GCGAACTGTCCTGTCCTCCCCGGCGGTCGTGGTGCGAGCGCAGCAGCAGATTGGGCCGCGCACAAGACAATCAACCTACCACGAGCGCTCGGTCGTGCGCTTGCGAGCGCTGGTGCAGGATCAGGACTCACGGGCCGATCGCTTGGTGGTTATCTTGGTGAAGAGTCGCATGTTCAAATTGGGTCAGAAATTGCGCAGCACGCTCACGGCAATACGATCTCTGATCCTACTCACAGCCATACTCCCAACGATCCTACTCATAGCCATGCTTTTCAGAATTATTCTGCCCTTGTATCGGCGAGCTATGTCACCGTCGATGGTGGAAGTACTTATAACGTCTGCCTGTGGGGTGGCGCGCTTGGTACTACGTCGGGAGCCGGAACGGGCATCTCTCTACAATATTCCGGCACCGGCACCAGTGTAAGCAATGCCAACGCTGGCTCCAGCACCCCCTTCAACGTCATGCAACCGACCGCCTTCGTCAACTTCATGATCAAACTCTGATGCCAAAGTTTGCGACCACGCTGCTCGCTCCCAACGACACGCCATCGCTGACCGGCGACGCGAAGGGCGTCACTGCGCTCGCCGGCGACAACGATACGTCGCTCGCGACCACGGCGTTTGTTCAGACTGCAATCGGCTCTGTCGCGGCAGGCTCTGGATCCATTCGCTACGACACCGTGCAAACATTAACGACGCCACAGCAGGCGGTCGCGCTTCAGAACATCGCGGCTTCGCATTTCAATTTGATCAATGGAAAGCTAGTCGAGAGCCACGCCTCGAACGCCGCGACCTTCGCGGTAAAGGGTCTCGACGGCAACGATCCGAGCGCGACTAATCCGGTCTTTTGCGTGATGCCGGATTACACTGTTCTTATTTTGACGGCCGCGCTTTCGCTGACAATTCCGTCTGCTTCGACACTCGGCACGCGCAACGGTCAGCCGTTCCGGCTTTGGTTTGCGCTTTCTAGTACCGGTGGGACACCAAAGCTTGTCGTTAGGAAGTGCAGCGACTTCGTCACCATGAGTACCGCCAACGGGCATGGCGATATCGTCGGCTTTCCTGCGATTGGAATTATTTCTACTACGGCATTACCTGGAAGCGCCGCCCTAACGAGCTACAGCGACGCTGCGTTCTCCGCGTTTTATCGCGTCATCGCTTTTGCTGATTATGATTCTGGTCTCGCGACCGCAGGGACCTGGAACGCATCGCCAACTCGTATTTTGCCTGTTGGACCTAAGACACCGTTACCCGGAGAAACTATTCAAACGCGGACATTTAATAAGGGTCAATATTCTACGGCATCGAACGTTTGGCAAAATACTGGTCTTCAGGTTTCGCTTACGCCGACTTGCATCTGCAATCTCATTTACGTTCGTGCGGATTTTGACACTCAAGTTCCAAGCAGTTCAACGCAAATAGAAAATATCTTGTTCAGAAATAATAATACGCTCCCCATTTGCATACTGCAGATAGGTGCCTACACTAACGCTGGAGTGGCAAGCTATACGTCGAGTGGTTTGTCGCTGCAAGGGGTGGATGCGCCGTTCACCGTGGCATCGACGGCGTATTTTTTGGGCGCCGCCGCGAGCGTGAATGGCAACACTATTAATTCGCCGTTCCAAGCTGGCTGCATTCTTGCTTCTGAACTCATGGGATAACGATGCCCGACATCCGCATAGTCCAGAACACCGACTTCCCGCAGACCGGCTACCAGAACGCGTCGGTCGGCCACTACTCTGTCACGTGCGACTGGTCGCTGCTTGGCGATGGCACGCTCGACGAGACACAGGCGCTTGCGACCGCAATCGTGGTGGCGCTCGGTACTGACGCGCTTGCGAGCGAAAGCGACATCCTGCCTGATCCGGATTCAACCGATCGCATGGGTTGGTGGGGCGACCTCGACGCGCAAGAGATCTGGGATGGCTGGCCGATCGGCTGCAAGCTCTGGCTCTTGAAGCGCGACAAGATCGTCGGCTCGGAAGCTCGACAAGGCGCAACGGTGACGCGGGTCGAGCAGTATATCAAGGCCGCGATCCAGCCCTTCATCGATCGCCGTATCGGCTCGCGCTTTGAGGTTCGTGCCGATCGGGTTGGCAAAGAGCAAATCAACGCCATCGTGCGGATCTACCGCGGCCCGCTGCTCGAGATCGATTTGCAGTACCAAGTAATCTGGGAAGGCATCCAAGAGACCGGCGGCCAGTACAACATTGGTCGTGTGCCAAGTCCCGAATCAGCGACGCCTGCGTACTAGCTAGATGACCATTTTCGAGATTTGGCTAGATTGTCCTGTGCCCATAGTGGTTGAAGATTGGACAAGGCAAAACAGTCGGCCAATTGATCAGGCAGTGTAAAACTTTTCATTCCATCTTTGTGCAACGGTCTTGTCTCTGTGACGCATGATTCGCCTCGTGTCAGTTGATGATAGATAGAAGAGGAGGGCCTAGCCATCCCTTGGAGCACCCCAAACTTGAAACAAGTCCGAAGCCTCGTCCGCGACGAGATTCGCGGCACGTTGCCGGGCGCTGATGCATCCATTCCGAATAGCGTGCTTCGCGTGCTATCGGACTCACAAGGAGCGCTGTGTCATCTCACACTCCAATATATCGACTGGCTCGCGTTGCAACTTTTGCCAGACACTGCGGAGCAAGTTTGGCTTGATCGCCACGCGGATATCTGGCTGGTCAATGCAGACGGAACCACGGGCCGCAAGCTTGCGACGCTTGCTACGGGCGCGATCGACTTCACCGGCGACGACGGCACCGTCGTCCCGCAGTACACCCAACTCACCTACGGCAGCACGATCGGATATGAAACCACCGAGCAGATAACGGTGCTCGGCGGCGCGACAGTAACGGCGACTGCTCGAGCTCTTGATCCTGGTATCGCCGGCAATCTCGATCCCGGAACTGGTCTCACCGTCACCACGCCGATCGCGATCGGGAATCTCGCTACCGCCGCCATCAATACGATGACCGGCGGCGTTGATCAGGAGTCGGATGATGATCTGCGCATGCGCGTGTTGCTGCGAATTAGACAGCCCCCTATGGGCGGAGACGCCAAGGATTATGTCCAGTGGGCGCTCGCCGTCAGCGGTTGCACACGAGCCTGGTGCTATCCGAATGAGATGGGGATTGGAACAGTTACGCTACGGGTTATGTTCGATGAGCTCCGGGCCGATAACGACGGATTTCCTTATCAAGAAGATCTGGACCAAGTGAAGGCTTATCTCGATCAGGTTCGCCCGGTTGCGGTGAAAGATTTCTGGGTACTATCACCGATCAAGCAATTCATTGATGTCTACATTAACAATCTGCAGCCAAACACCGATGCGGTGAAGGCAGAGATCGAAGCCAACTTGAAGGCGATGTTGCTGGCGAAAGCGGCGCCGGGGCAAACAATCTACGCGTCGTGGATCAGCTACGCGATCATGTCGACGCCGGACATCACCTCGTTCTTGCTCGGCAATCCGGTCGACGACGTGATGCCATCGCAGGGACACATGGCCGTTTTGCGCGACATCTATTACGACGTTGTTTACCCCGGACATCCTCAGCCTATTGCAGCCGTCGTCACGCCGCATGCGGAGATAACCTATGGCACCTAATTACGCCCTTCCTATCAAGTCGCAGCGCATGCAAGTCGTCGTCAATGCCATCGATTCGGCCGGCACCGCTGGCACGATCGAGATCGGAACTGCCGCGATGGGCACCATCCTGTGCATCATTTCGCTATCAAAGCCATCATTCACGGAGCTCAACGGCGTGCTCACGATGGCAAGTGTGCCCAAGACGGGAACGGCGTCGGTGACGGGGACCGGCGTAGCGGCGCGCATCAAAGATGGAGGCGGTGGCGTTCAGGTTTCGGGTCTCACTGTTGGCACAGCCGGCGCGGACATCAATCTCGATAACAATGCCATTATTGCCGGACAGACCGTCACCTTGAGCAGCGGCACGATTTCGCACTTCTAAAAAATGGCAAGCACCGGCACATTAAATGTTACCGAGCCGCCGGATGTAGCTAGCTTCGTCGGTCATCTGACCACGCCGCCGCGCACCGGGACGATGACTATACAGGAGCCGGCGGGTACGGCCGATTTTGAAGGTATCGTTACCGGACGTGTTGGTTATCTCAAAGTCACCGAGCCGCCGGATATCGTCAAAATCAGCGCACCGTTTCCGGCGCCGGCGAAGCTCATAATATATACGGGTGACCAGCATGTCAGACGTGATGGCAATGCCTACGCTCATTCGTTTTTATCTCTGCTTCCGCGCGGTCAGGCATGGCCGCGGGAGCCTGATAGCACGCTGGTGCTGGCCTGCACCGGTCTTGCTTTTTACTGGGGTTTTGTTGATGGCCGCGCTGCTGATCTACTCGAGATAGAGAGCGACCCGCGCACTACGCACGAGCTTCTGCCGGATTGGGAAAGAGCGTTCGGGCTTCCTGATCCTTGTTTCCCGGATGCGCAATCCGAGGTCGAGCGCCGGCGGATGCTCGTCCTGCAGATGACGTTGCTCGGTGGGCAATCGCGTGCCTTCTTTCAGTACATCTCGGCGTGGACTGGGCATACCATCGAGATCAAAGAGTTTGCGCCGTTCATGTGCGGCGTGAGCGAATGCGGCGACACGCGCTATGAATACGATCAGACCGGTTTCTACCGCTGGTACATCGGGCCGCCGGAAATGCGGTTCTACTGGACAGCCGGATCTGAGACTGCCGTGCTTGAGTGGTTTCGTTGTGGCATGCCCTATTCGCAATGCGGTGTGCATCCGCACTTGAAGATGTTCGAGCCGAGTCCGATGGATTGCCTGCTGCAGCGCTGGAGGCCGGCCCACACCGAACTCGTGTTCGATTACTCGATCATGGAAGACCTTGGCCCTTGGGCAGGAACGCCGTAAAGGAGAAATGCCGTGAAATATCAGCCGCCATACGGACCCAATTGGCCGAACGTCGTTGATCCTAACGCAAGTTACGTCAACGGCAATCCGGCTGAGGGCATCCAAGGCTCGATCCCGCCCGCGCAATCGATCGAATATCCGATGCGCGAGATCGTGAACACGATCACCAAGGGCGGGTATATTCCGAGCGACGCCGATCTATTTCAACTGACGCGTGGCGTCCGCCGTGCGGCTTATGCGTTTGCGACTGATACCGGCTCGCAGAATTCGCTTTCGATCGCGCTCGACCCGGCGCTGCTATCTTACGAACAGGGCCTCGAAGTTCGCGTGCTCTGCGCTTGGGACAATACCGGCCCCTGCACGATCCGCGTCAATGGATTGAATACGCAGCAAATCGTCCGCAAGGATGGCGCCTCGCTCAGCGCCGGCGATATTCGCCAGGGCGGCGTTGCGGTCATGGTCTATGACGGTGGTCGCTTTCAACTGGTCAGCGGCTTGACCGGCAGCGTGTCGATCGGCAGCGGCTGGTATAACGGCGCTGACTGGATCGTCGATACCGGACCGCCGAATCATCTCGCGGGAACGCCGCCGATCGTGCCGGTCTCTTACAACGCTGGCATGGGCTTCTCGGTCTATGTTGGACACAACAACACGACGGCTTGCGATATCAACGTAGCAGCACTCGGCATCAGGCCGATCTTGTTGCCGAACGGCCGGCAATTGTCGCTAGGCGATATCGTTCAGAACATGGTGATCCGTATCGTTTACGATGGCACCAACTTCGTGATGACCTCTAAGATTCACATGGAGATCATCGACGCGCCGATTACCATGATTGTAGGACCGAATGTCGGCGCTGATTTTGCTAACTTGAATGTAGCAATGGAATGGGTCTCGCGGCGTAAGATCGATGAAGCCGGTTGGCTGACGCTGCAAATGCAAGGTTCGACCGCCGCACCGGCGCTGAAGCATACTTATAGTGCTATGGTCAGCATTACGCAGGCGCAAGGTGCCAAGATCACGATCAAGGGCTCGGGATTGTTTGGTAGTGCACCGTCTGCCGGCAGCTTCACGTCGGCATCATGGGGCGGCGCTCAATGGTATTCCGACGCCGCGGCTAATCTCGCGATGCTGCGTAATACCTTTAAGACTGAAATTGCATTTACATCGGCAAATGGCATCGGCGTTTCAAATGCCACTTCTATTCATCTTCAAGATCTGCTTGTGACTGGTCCCGGAATCAACGGTCCGAATGGCACCGGCGTCTGGTGCGGCTCTGCCTCTGCTCTGTTTTTCAATACGGTCGCAAGCGCCTATTGGGGATCAAGCAACTGGTCATGTGATAGTGATTCCGCAATCATCGGTCAAAATTTCTATTCTGTCGGCTGTGCTCTCTTCGACGGCGTTTCGCATAACAGCACCTTGGTGGCCAGTGCTGATACTTCGCGTGGTGGCGGCGGCGTCTGCATCTGTCAGCACGGCGTCGACGGTCTTCAAGTCACTTTTGGCAGCGCGATTCATTTCGATGTATCACAAGCGAATGGCGGTCCGCGCATCTATGGCTGCAACAACATTGGCATCAATCACTGGGGATCGAGCTCGATACACTGTAACTTTGCACTGCTCGATTATATGGGCTATGGCGGCATATCAACGGTTGAATCGATCTGCGCATTCACGTGGGGCAACATTTCGAACTCCAACAACTTTGGTTTTCTTGTTTCGACCGGCGGCAATATGGATTGCTCGAATTGCGTCACAGCAGCGATCGCCGGTCTTGATTATCAAGCTGCGCACGGTGCTTACATGTACGCAGCCGGTTTTCAAAATGGATCGGCACAATTTTCGCCTGCAAGAAACACCTGGGGCAACGGCAACGCCTATATCGAGGGATAAACCATGACGCTTTACTACGCGCAGGGTGGCAATAAGGTCGTCGCGATTCATACCGATGACCAAATCGCGCTTGATCCGCCGGAAAATTACGGTTTCGGGACTTATGTCATCGTCGATTATTATGGCAAAGCCCCGCCATTCGATGCTAGCAAGCCCGGCTATACCTATCCGACGATCACGACACAGATGCAAGCTGACTCAACTAAGCTCGAATGCCAGCGTCGAATCAAAAAACAAATGAGTGACAACACGCAGCGTAACATCAATGCTTATATGAGCGATCTTGAGGGCAAGGTTGCATTGGGCCAGACATTGACCGCGGCCGAACAATCTGATCTTCAAACTTCGCTTTCAATTCACGGCTGGATTAATCGCCCCGCGGGTATGCTTGGCGCGTGCGATTCGCTGATTGCGGCTAACGATCAGCAATGGTGGCTCGATGGCAAATGGCCGGCGTGGAATTCGGCTTGGAATTCCTTTACTTCGAGATTCTAATGTCGAACGTCCTCGCAATGCCGGTTGTGACAATCCAGGCCACAACGCCGACCAACGGCGATTGGATCGAATCGATCAAATATGTCGTACCGCCTGTTCCTGTCAGCGGTGATCAGAGTACATGGCCACAGATGGATCTGCGTGGCATTACGTTCTGGATGGAACTACGGCGAACGGCGACCGACAACGAAGTGATCCTGGTTTTGTCGACGGACAACCGTAAGCTTGCGATCGGTGCATTCCCCGATGTCGGCTTTTTGCTTTGGTTCGTGACAGCGCAAGAAATGGCAAACAAAGAACCTGGCAACTACGTTGGCGATATGATCGCCGATGATGGTGAATTCACTCGTAAGATAATCGATCTGCAGTTAACGATTACCGATGGCGTGACGCGATGACCATCACCTCCATCAGTACTCAAGTGCAGCCGACCGCGGTTGTGGTTGCCGCGCCCTATGCGCCGGCCGGTCCAATTATTCAGGGCACGAGTAATTCGTCGATCACGATACCCACGTCGTTTCCGACGAGCGAAACGTTCAAAATGAACGAATTCGATCTCGGCTTCACGCTCGGCACTCGCCTGCGAGCGGCTGCGCAGGCTGCTCCGACGACCGATTGGATGGAAGGAGTCGTCACGGCATGGGACGGCACCAATTTGACTATCAGCGTTGATCTTGCGCTAGGCATCGGGACGTTTGCTCTATGGAACATTGGTGTTACTGGCCAGACGGGTCAGAAGGGCGACAAAGGCGATCAAGGCATTCCAGGACCGACAGGGCCACCCGGAGGTGCACCGTTAAATAGCCCGGCGTTCACTGGAACGCCGACCTGTCCGCAGCCGCCTCTCCACGACAATTCAACCACGATTCCTAATACGTTCTGGGTCAACGGCGAACTCGCTTCTTATGCCCCCAAGGCGAGCCCGGCGCTGACGGGCACGCCGACGGCGCCGACGCCGGTGTCGACCGACAATAGCACTACGCTTGCCACGACTGCCTTTGTTACCAGCAAAGTTGCAGGCTATCAGCCGCTCGACGGCGACCTGACGGCGCTCGCCGGCATCTCGGCAACCGGCTCGTTCTACTATCGCAGCGCGGCCAACGTCTGGTCGCCCGTTACGATGGGCAGCAACATTGCATTCAATCCAGCGACGGGCGTGCTTTCTGCGGCTGGCGGCACAGGCGCAGGAATTGCAGACGCGCCTGGTGACGGCAAGAATTATGTACGACTCAACTTTGGATGGACGATCGATCCTATCCAGGCCGATGCGCCGACGGGGGGCGCCAACTACGCGCGCATCAATGGCGGCTGGACAAATGTCGACACGCTGCTCGCCGCGAAGGCGCCCCTTGCGAGCCCAGCGCTGACTGGAGTCCCGACGGCGCCGACCGCGGCTACGACCGACAACAGCACCACGATTTCGACCACAGCGTGGGTCAAAAGCCAAAATTATGCGCCTCTTGCGTCGGCTGTTCTGACTGGCGCACCGCAAGCGCCGACCGTGCCTGCAGGCGACAACACCACAAACCTAGCTACCACCGCTTTCGTCCAGTCGGCGATCGCCACCGCTCTCACTACGCTCGGCGCGACCACTGGTGACGCCAAGCTCACACTCAAGAACGTAGCTGATGCCGGCTGGGTGCTGATGAACGACGGCACGATCGGCGATGCTTCGTCAGCCGCGACAGCGCGCGCTAATGCTGATTGCCAGAGCCTGTTCACGCTGCTGTGGACCAACGTCTCTGATACGTATGCCCCAGTGACGCCTGGCGGACGCGGTGCCAACGCAGCGGCGGACTGGGCCGCACATAAGAAGATTCAACTGTTGTGGGTGCTTGGTCGCGCGATATGTATCTCAGGCGCAGGCAGCGGGCTCACATCGCGCGCACTCGGTTTGTGGACTGGTGAAGAGAAGCACACGAATGTAACTGCAGAGTTGCCAAGCCATGGTCATGCTGTGACTTGGAGCGGCGATCCATCGCACGGTCATACTGTTTATTTCTCAAACTACAACGTCAACGTCCAAGCGAGTTATTTTACGGTTGATGCCGGCTCGACTGCGAACGTTTCGCTCTGGGGCGGCTATCTGAATAACACGCCGGCCAATCCCAATTATACTGGCATCAGCATCAATTCGCCTACGGGCTCGACCGGTAGCGCAACGCCCTCCAACGTCATGCAGCCGTCGAGCTTCTGGA